TGGTGGTATGAATGTTTCCCTGAAGGAACCATCATTTATATGGAGCATGGAATAAAGCCTATTGAGAAAATGAAAATAGGAGACGATGTTGTTACGCATTTAGGTAGGCATGGAAAAGTTGAGGCTGTTAAAAGTTTTGATTATGATGGAGACTTAATAGAAATAACTACCTATCATAACAACATCCCCGTTTTGGCAACCCCAACTCATCCTTTTTATGCGTCAATCAGAAAACGTGGAACTAAAAGAAAGGAACACTTGCCTCCAACCTTTGTTTTAGCGAAAGATTTAGCCGTCAAAGATTACTTGCTCATTCCAATAAACCGAGAAGTAGTTAACATTGAGCAGATGCAAATAGAAGCCAACAAGAAAGGCTATGGAAAAACCGTAAAAATCGACGAAGACTTCATGCGTCTCTGCGGTTATTACATAGCGGATGGAAGTAAAAACAATAACCACAGTTTTTACATAGTCTTCAACAAAGGGGAGGAAACTTTCGCAGAAGATGCTAAACAAATAGTAGAACGCAACGGAATTCATGCATTTATCCGAGATAAAGGAAACAAAATCTATGTTAGAATTACATCAACGGCGTTAACGAAATTCATGGAACAAAACTTTGGAAGAGGAGCGAAAAACAAACACATACCAAAATGGATAATGCTTCTACCACCAGAAAAACAGCGCGGATTAATTGAAGGTCTAATTCGAGGCGATGGCTATAGAGATGAAAAAAGGTATTCAATTGCGACGGTTTCAGAAAGCCTCGCCTACCAAATCTTCCACCTACTTTTAAGGCAAAACTTTATCCCCTCATTGCACAGAAGAAGAACAAGGCCTGCCAAGCTAAAAGATGGAAGGATAATACATTCTTCACAATTTATCTATACAATAATGGTTTATAATCGCAGAGATTGGTCAAAAGGCTGGGGTTATGCCAAAGGCAAAATTGTTGGCAATTATGCTTATTTGCCAATTCGGAAAATAAGGCGCATTCATCATTGCGGTAAAATCTGGAACCTCGATATAAATGAAGATGAAACATTCTGTGTTGGAATAGGCTACGCAGTTCACAATAGTGCATACGGGACAAGCCTTCTCCGACCATTATTGAAGATTCAGGCTTTAATTGACCAGCTTGAAGACGACATGGCTGTAATTGTGCATACTTACGCCAAACCCATGCTTGTGGTTAAGGCTGGGACACCTGAAAGACCTTGGACAGATCAGCAGTTGCAGCAGCTTGTTGAAGCCTTCCGAGACCGCAAGCCGGCGACAGACGTTTTCGTGCGTGGAGACGTGGACGTTGAGGTTGTTCCAAGCCTGACGAAGGACGTTAACGTAACGTTCTGGCTTGACTATCTGCTGAGGCAGCGGGAAGCCGTTTTAGGCGTGCCAAAAATCTTCTTAGGCTACTCAGAGGGCACGAACCGCGCGACCGCGGAAATTATAATGCAAGAGTATGTGACAAGGCTTAGGATGATGCAGGAAATCATTGGTGACACGCTTGAGACAGTCTTGTTCAAGCAGCTCATCAGGGATGAGTTCGGCGAGGGTGTTGAAGTTCCAAAAGTTAAGTGGAAACCTCTGTGGGAGCCTCCGTTAGCGGACAAAGCAAAATATCTCTGCGACCTTGTTGACAAGGGCATAATACTGCCAAAAGAAGCCCGAACACGGTTAGGCTTTCCAGAGGAGTATCCCATAAGCACGCCTGAAGAGCTTCAAGCCATTTTAAAACGGAATGGAGTTAAACCGTAATGGCGTTTTTCGGCTTTCCTAAACGTGGCGAGCAGCGGGTTTACGCTTATCGAACCATGCGGGACGAAAAAGTCTGCGATGAATGCGCGGCTTTGGACAACAATGAGTATGTTTGTGAAGCTGATGAAAATCCAACACGATACTTTGAGGATGCCGAGCAGTGGGATGAGGAGATAGACACTTGGAAAGTTAATTTGCATCCGCATTGCCGATATTGGCTTGAGCTTGTTGACGTTAACAAAGAGGAATAGCTTATGCCGGGAATTGACGAAACACCTAACACTTTCCGTTACCGTGTCCAAGACCCAGAAAAGTTTGACAAGTTTAGGGTTAAGCCCATCACCAGAGGCGTAAAAATCACCCTTGGAAGGGTTAAAGGCACAAACCGCTGGGAAATCCAAAACTACATTTTCGACAAGACGCGGTTCAAAGACAAGGAAAGCGTTAGAGAATGGCTTGAGAAACATTTAAAAAGTGAAATTCAGTTTTTGCTGGATTTTAAGGCTTGGAACGAGCTTCGCAAACGGTTCTTGCAGGCTTACCTCAACATTTCCCGCATTGACTGACTTCACGGGTATCAAATTATCGAGAGGTGTAAAAAGAATGAGTTTGAAGCTGCAAAATGGACAACCAAATACATCAACGACCTTCCAGACGAAGCCTTCGCCCTAATCGAGCCCGGCGGCGAAAAAGACGAGGAAGGCAAAACTGTTCCGAGGACTCTGCGCCACCTGCCACACCATAAGCCTGACGGAAGCATCGACCTGCCACACCTAAAAAACGCCATGGCCCGTGTAACACACATCAAGCCCGTAAACATGCCTAAAAAAGAGGCCGTCGAAAAAGCCCACGCGCATCTTCTCCGCCACTACAAGGAGCTGAAGATTCCACATCAACCTTGCGAGGTCAACAGACTTGGCATTAAATGTGAGGGCTACACCCCGCAAGAGGAAAAGAAAAGCATGCTTGAAGACTGGCAGGCGTTTGCCGCTTGGCGTGAAACATACCTAACGCGGAAGTTTCAAGGCTTAATGTTTCCAGCGGTTGTGGAGTGAAAACATGGGCAGAAACCAGAAGAAACGGCGCAAGCTCCGCCGTCTGAAAATTTTAGGTTTAATTTGAGGTGAAAGAGCATGCAGCTGCGTTATTATGTGCCTTTTAAAGCAGTTCAGAGCGCCGACCAGAAGGAAGCCCAGTTCCCCATAAAAGAGCAGCTTGTGGTAATCGAGGGCGTCGCCATTGACGCAAGCGTTAACAAGAACAAGTGGCAGGTTCCCCGCGAAGACCTTGACTACATCGTTGAAACTTTGAAGGGTGCCCAGCTCCGCGTTGACCATGCAGAAAGCGCGCTAATGATTGTCGGCAAAGTTGTGGATGCTTGGCGCGACGAAGACAAGGTTCTGTTCAGAGCCGAGGTTGGAGACGAGAGGCTCATTGACAAGATTATCAGAGGCTATGTGAACCATGTCAGCATCCAAGTGGACAGCGACGAGGTTGAATGCGCAAAATGCAAGCGTCCAACACGTAAAGAGGGCAGGCTTGTCCACCTCTGCCCGGGCTCATGGGAAGTTGTCCGCAAACCCAAAGTCCGCGAATTAAGCATTATCGCATCTCCGGCCTACGAGAACACAAGCTTCCAGCCTTTAGGCTTCTACGCAGCCATGAACGAAGCCCAATGGGGAGCCATAATTGAAACGTTAACTAAATCCGGCGTCTTGGAAACCTCGCAAATTTCTGCAAACACATCAAATCAAGTTTCAATAACATTTCCGCAGAATACGGCGTCTGTTTCCATTTCACAGTCATCCGTTTCACCGGATGATAATGTGGGTTCTAAGCCCGCTGGGCTGCAAGAACCTGAAAACAAAACTGTCCATAAAGCGGAAGAGGTGAAGCCCATGTCCGTAAACGCGGAACAGGAGGCTTCACCGCAAGTGGCACAGGCAACAGTGAACGTTGCACCCGGAGAACAGTCGCCTAAACAAGTGGAATACGAAGACTTCATGAAGCAGCTTGAAAAGCTCATGCAGCAAATCAAGGGTGAAACAAGCGAGGAAGCATTAGAGGCTTTGGAGGCCAAAGTCCGCGCCCTTGAGGCCGAGCTCGCCAAACGCGTCAAGAAGGCAACCCTCAGCAAGAAGCTGAGCGAGCTTTCCAAGCGTTTGAGCGAGATTGAGGCCAAAAAGGGCGAAGAGGCTGAAGAAGCGGCAGAAGCCGAAGAGGCAGAGGAAGCCGCGGAGGCTAAAGCGCCAACACCTGTCAGCGAGGCCAAAAAGAAGGGCTCCGCTGGGAAAGGCATTGTAGCAGTTGATGTTGTCCAACAAGATGTTCTTGGAAACTACGAGTGGTTCAAAGACTTGCTGAAGGCCCACAGAAAACTTGTTGGCTTCCATTAAACGGGGTGAAGGCTTATGTCGTTTGAAGCTCGTGTCGCCGGAAACATATTCAGCCTGCCCGGTGACATAGTCACCTTCACAGCAGGCGCCGCCATAACGAAGGGCCAGCTCGTCAAGGTGACTGGTAACATGACCGTCAGCCCAGCAGCCGCTGCCACAGACGCCGTGATAGGCGTTGCTGTTTCAAGCGCCTCTTCAGGCTCAAAGGTTCCCGTCATCATGGGCTGCCCAATAGTTTACGTGACAGCCGGCGGAGCCATATCTGCTGGAGCTGTTGTTGGTTCAGACTCTTCGGCGAGGGCTGTCGCGGTTTCTACTGCTGGAAACAGGGCTTTAGGCATCGCGCTTGAAGCTGCATCGGCAGCCGGCGACGTCATACTGGTGGCTGTTAACCCGCACGTGTATTAGAAGGGGTGAAAGCCTATGGCTATGTTCCGTGACGCGTTCACTTGGGTTGACACTGGCGCAATAGCCTATCCGGCCCTTCACAGAAAGATTATCGAGTTGACAATGCCCGCCTTGGTTGTTAAGAAGCTGTTCCCAGAGTTTCCGCTTGTAGCGGGCAAAACAGCAACTTTCGTTAAGCAAAGCGGCTCGAGGGCTGCAGCCATAACCGAGGTGGCTGAAGGCTCAGAGATTCCGATGGATTATACGCCATACACATACATCACTGTAACGCCTTACAAGAAGGCTTTGAGGGAAAGGATAACCAGAGAAGCCATCGAAGACCTATACATTCCAGTCATCGAAGACCAGCTGAGAAGGCTTGCAAGACGAATGGCCTACACAATTGATAGGGACTGCTTGACAGTTATTGACCAAGCCGC